CGTGTGTATAAGCGACAGGCCAAATATCTGCCTGCACTGATTTAACGTTGGTCATGTTTCCAACTGCTAACAGGTCGGCGTAGCTCAGGTCGGCGTAGCTCAGGTCGGCGTAGCTCAGGTCGGCGTAGCTCAGGTTGGCGTAGCTCAGGTTGGCGGAGCGCAGGTCGGCGTAGCGCAGGTTGGCGGAGCGCAGGTTGGCGGAGCGCAGGTTGGCGTAGCGCAGGTCGGCGTAGCTCAGGTTGGCGTAGCGCAGGTCGGCGTAGCTCAGGTCGGCGTAGCGCAGGTCGGCGTAGCGCAGGTCGGCGGAGCTCAGGTCGGCGTAGCTCAGGTCGGCGCGCTCGCCGCCATCTTCACAACCAAGCCAAAGTTGATGCTTTTGCAGGATTTCTTGCAGTTGTTCTGCGGTGTAAGTTTTCATGGTTTCCCCTCTTGATTGCGCCCGGTTAGGGGCGCGGTTGGATTAATTGAACGTCGCGTCGATTTTTTCCCAAACGGCAGGCCCGGCACATGTCTGGTCTTTCACCTTGGCTCTTGCTTCTGCGTAGGTGTCGCCAAATCCTTTCATACGATGCTCGATTTCGCGAGAAGTGCTAGCAACCATGTGTGCGATGAGTTGAGAGTTTGTCATTTTGCTTCCCCTTCACGTTGTTTGCTTTGATGGGTCTATTCTGGCGGCATTTGCGCACATAGTCAAGCGGGCAGGCGATGAATGGTCATCTCTGCAATTCGCGCAGCTTGGCGCGATACTCGGCCTTAATCGCTTTCAGGTCTTCAATGGTGTAGCGCTTTGGCTCATGCGGCCCCTCTAGCCATTCGACCTTTTCCACACCGATGCGTCTTAACAGCCTTAACCGGTACTCAATCACGTTGCCGCTCTTGTGTTTGTTGCAAGGCGCGCATTGCTTATGCACGTTCAGCGGTTCAAATCTCAATTCGGGCGAGCTGCCAACACTTCGATAATGCCCGGCGTGGTATTGGCCTCTGTGACATCTGCCGCAACTTATGCAGGGTTTGTCTTTGTCGCGCTCACGGATAAACGCATTGAAAGCTGCCTGTGCGTCTTTTGCATGCTCACCCTTGGTCTTGGTCGCCTCTTTGCGTTTCGCGTGTTCTGCGCGCTCTTTGGAGGCTTCCTGCGCCTGTTTCTTTGCTTGCGCCGCCCTGGCAATCTCAACAGCGCAATCAGGGCTGCACCAAGTTTGAAAACTACGCGCCGGCACAAATGGGGTTTTGCAGTGCTTGCACTTTTTTGGCTTGCCGCTGATTGCTTTGATCACTTTCGATTAACCTCAGACCATAAAAAAACAAGCGCGGAGGCTAGAAGGTAAAGCCAGTAAACAGGCCACAGAAAAACCCTGCGATTAAATGCTGCAAAATCATCGGCAGCCATGATCGTAATAATCGCTCCAATTCCATAAATAAAAATTGCTGCCGCCATGTAGTCTTGAGCCATCAGCCATTCTCCCCGCTTAGCAAATCATCAAACACAACACCCTTTGCGCCAAACTCTTGCGCGATCTTGTCCGTGTAGGCGATACCTTGCGCTCGGTCAAATAAGCGCGTAACCGGGAAGCCATCCGGCCCGAACAGCGCGCATGGCCCCATCAGCTCTAGCTTGGTTTCGTAGGTCAGCATCAGAAACGAGACGGTCCAAGCATGGCGAAAGTCATCGGACGCCTTGCGCATGATTGGAACCCCGAAGTGAAGCTTGCAGTATTTGCGCGCGTTTTCTTCGTCGCCAATCTCGGTCATTTCGGCTATGCGCTTGTACATGGCGAACCATAAGCCGTTTTGATCTAGCGTCCGGTCTTTACCAGGGCGAATGCTGATTACCAAGAATTTATGCTCTCGAAACATGGCTGTGATCTTGGCTATGGCTTCTGATAGCTTGGCCACTCCGTTGACGCTTAGCTTGATTACGTTACTCATCGGATTCGACCATTTGCATTGCTAGCTTTCCGTAATAGCGAATCAATCGGCGTGCGACTCCAAGTTCTTGGCGAGCTTTCTTTCGCTCCTGAATCAAAACCCATGCTCGCGCGCAATGCTCGCAGCCAGTATCTTCGTCGGCCAGATACTCAGTCACTTCATCATCATAAAGCCGTTCGCCATCGTAGTTAAATGCGTGCCAAAGGTGGGTTTTGGTATTGCCCTTACTGTCGGTTAGCTGCTCAATTTTGGAATAACCGCCGCCCCGCCATTGCAAGTCGTATTCCCTGTCTAGCTCAACCTGCGTTGGGCATTTGGCAAGCTCGCTACCAATCGCGCCGGAAGCCGCAGCAAGGTTATTTACAGCCAGCTCATGCCGCGCCAATGCCTGAATAAACTTTTTCATTTCTTCGCCCCCATAGCCCGCCGTACCGATCCGTCACGCCAAATCACTCTGTGGTCATTCCCGCGCGATACCGTTACGCCTTGTGGTGTTTCCTGCACTGTGAAGCCCTGAGCTATCAGCTCATTGGCTTTGATTCTTTGGTCAATGTTCAAAAGTCCATACCCCTGCGGCTAGTTTTTGCGGGCTGCGGGTCTGGCTCAATCCAGCCAGGCGCGAGTGGGTCAAACCTGGAGAACTGGCCATTGAATACGGTCTTCACGGTGCCGGTTTCAATATCGCGGCCTTTTCCTATGATAATTTCAGCTATGCCCTTGTATTCAGTCTCCGGGTGGTATACCTCGTCACGGTAGACGAACAGGATAATGTCCGCGTCTTGTTCAATTGCCCCGGACTCACGCAGGTCTGAACACATTGGCCGCTTGTTTGGCCGCTGCTCAAGTGAGCGATTCAACTGGCTGAGCATGATCACCGGCACTCCCAGCTCGCGCGCCATCAGCTTTGCGCCGCGACTCATTGCGCTTACTGCTTCGGTTCGATTGCCTGTTCCGCTTTCCTCGTCCAGCAATTGCAGATAGTCGATGACAATCAGATCAAGCCCTGTTCGTAGTTTTTTGCGTCGGGCAATTGATCGAATACGGCTCATGGTCAGGCCGGGCCGGTCGGACATATCCAAGCCAGAGTCACGAATCTTTCCGGCTGCGGCGGTTAGCTTGATTGAGTTGTCGCCTTGGCCAGCTCGACCGGATTTTATGTCCTGCAAAGGTATGCGCCCCTCTGCTGCCAAAAAACGATCCATCAACTGGCCGTTGGCCATTTCCAAGCTGAACACTAAAACCTTTTTCTTTTCGCGTATGGCTACATGCGCCCCAATGTTCATGGCAAGGGTTGTTTTCCCCATAGCAGGGCGACCGGCAATGATAACAAGCTGTTCCGGCTTCAAGCCTTGCAGGTATTCATCAAGATCAGGAAGCCCCGTAGATAAACCATCAAGCGCGCCCTTCATTTGCTCGCGGCGCTCCAACACCGGCAAATGATCAATCAGAACATCCCACGCGCTCACAACGTCAGCAGTATTTGCCGCGCCCTCAATCGCCAGCACCTCAGACTGAGCCTGCGCCACCTTATCGGCCGTCTCTGCTGTGCTATGGGCAATTTCATGGATCGTGGCGGAAACTTCCAATAGTCGGCGGTCAAGGCTTCGCTCGCGCACAATCTTTGCGTATGACTTGGCGTTAGCAACCGAAGGCGTGCCGCGCTGAATCTCGCCAACATAGCCCAAAGCGTTCTCGCCGTTTTCAAGCGTGCCAATGATTTCCGATACGGTCAGGAAGTCAACTCCCTGCTGTCGCGAATGAAGGTCAATGATTGCTCGGAAAATATCGGCGTGGTCTGGCCAGTTAAAATCCTCTGATCTCAGGTCCTCGCTCAAAACGTCAATCAGTGACGGGTCGATCAGCATTGCGCCTAGCACGCCCTGTTCGGCCTCTAGGCTGTATGGATCACGCATTGTTCCCCTCTCCGTGGTAGTTACCTTCGATTATTTTTTGGAAGTTCTCAGGCTTTAGCAGCCAGTCAAAGCAGCACCCATGCCAAGGTTTAGCGCCCCTGCCCATTAGGAAATCAGATTTAGCCACATAGCCAAAAAACTTGGCGAAGAAATCAGGCTCAGCATAACGGCCTCCGCGCTTTACGATTGACCGTATGGCCTTCTTGCGTTTCTCGGTTATGTCGCGCGGTTGAGGTAATGCCGCCAAGTGTTCGCCAAATGCCTCTGCAACCGACTGGTAATTGATCCTGTCCGCCTTGGGTGATTCAGCTTGCTGATCACAAGAGCTTTTAACTTCAGGAATCAGTGAATCAGGAATCAGGAATCCGGAATCAGGAATCAGGGCGTTTTCTAACGGTGGTTTAACGTTAACTAACGTTTCATTAACGTGAACCTTGCGTGCCTTACCGGAAACCACAACGTTACGACTGCGCTCATTTACAGTCAAAAAGCCGGTATCGTCTGGCAAAATGCTATCTTTTTCTGATCCGTGCGGGTTTTGGTGTTTTGAAAAGTTCAGGATTTCAATAACCTGAAAATCCTCAAAACTGTATCGCTTGATAAAACCGGCACCCTTCAACGCCTCAAGACCTTCGTTAACATCGTATGAGTCGCACGGGAAAAGCTCCATCTTGATACGCTTTGGCCGATCCTCTAATCGGCCCTCACGGTCGGCAAGGCACCACAGGCCAATGAAAAGCAGGCGGTCGAACGCTTGAAGCTCTGCAAGCATTTCATTGCAGAAAAATCCGGGCTTTATGTTTCTTGACCTCGCCACATCTACCCCCTCAATGATTCCCGCAAATGCATCAGGCATTCGCTAACAATCCGGCGCTTTGCAACCTTGCTGTAGCAGTGGCCAACCTGCCATGCCAATTGCTGCGCCCTTTGCTTGTGTTCGGCCTTGCTCATTCCGCAGCCCTTGCGCGCAGTCGCTTTGCCTCGGTTTCAAGCTGCTCAGCTCGCGCTTTCATGGCAAGGCGCACGGACTCGCGGCGCGACTTCGGCACCTCATCGCCCCACTGATACACCGCTGATTCACTGATGCCGATTGCCTTGGCGATCTGCTGCTTGGTTTCAAAGAAGTCTAAAACGTCAGATAGAAGCATTTTGGTTTCCCTTTTGGTTGCTGGTGCAGGCCATATTAGCTTCTGTAATTTAATTTGCAAGTGCTGTTGACGGCCGACAAAGCAAAACCTATCATGGCGGCAGGTAAAACAACGCGAGAGGGGAATCCCATGCAAGACAATCAAGTCGTAACAGTTGAAGAAATCAGCGAAGCCAATGCGCCAGCCATTTACGTTAAAGGCGGGCTACAGCAGTTTCTTGACGCAGTTAAAGCCGAAGTGGTGGCGGAGGTTCCCGACCTCACCACCAAGAAGGGGCGCGACCGCATCGCCTCCCTTGCGTCAAAGGTCAGCAAATCCAAGGTTGCTGTAGAAAAGCCGGGGCGC